TCGGCAGTGCTGCGGAATCCGATGCGCCCGTGACCGGCAACTTACTAGCGGGTAGCGCTTCTATAGCTGCGGCCGGCAGCACATCGTCTTCGGCCTCTGGTTCGCTTGTCGCCGGCGCTGCGGATATTACCGCCGCTGCCGTGTCGGCTTCTTCGGCCTCTGGTTCGCTTGTCGCCGGCGCTGCGGATATTACCGCCGCTGCCGTGTCGGCTTCTTCGGCCTCTGGTTCGCTTGTCGCCGGCGCTGCGGACCTTACCGCCGCTGCCGTGTCGTCGTCTTCCGGTTCCGGCGCGCTGGCGGCGGGTGCTGCCGACGTCACCGGTGCCGGGTCGTCTTCGGTTTCGGCTGCGGGCGTTCTGGACGCTGGCGCGGCCGACGTTACCGGTGCCGCCCTGTCGGCGTCTTCCGGTTCCGGCGTTCTGGTGGCGGGTGTTGCGGTTCTGGGGAGTGCCGCCGAATCCGAAGCGCGGGGGACTGGTAATCTACTGACAGGTAGCGCCGCTATAATTGCGGCCGGCAGCACGTCTTCGGCGGCTACAGGCGCGCTTGTGGCGGGGGCTGCGGACGTCGTGGCGGCGTCGGTAAGCAGTTCGCAGGGGTCCGGGTCACTGGCAGCAGGCGCGGCCAGCCTAGACGGCAGCGCAATAGCCGGCGACATAGAAGGCACGGGCGCTTTAGCGGCTGGCGCGGCGACGGTTGACGGCGTAGCGGTTCTTACGGGACAAGATATAGTCGTAGGGTCTATCGGGCGTCCGCGTCGGCACCGCCCGCCGCCCCCGGTCCCGTTGACGGCCGACGGTTCGCTGCAAGCCCAGCCGGCTACGGTTACCGGTAGCGGGCAAGTAAGCGGCGCGAGTAACGAAGAAGTTTTGTTGATGTTAATGGCGGCATAACGGGGGCTTTAAATGAGCGACGCAAACGCAAAAACAGCGGCCGAAAAAATGGTGGCTGCGGTTAAAGTTTTCATAGACGCGAAGCTGGGCGAAATTTTCGGCCGGCTTTCGCATGTCGAAGAAGCGCTGGCGGTTAAGGCCGAACGCGGCGAGAAAGGCGACCCCGGCGCGCCGGGCGAGAAAGGCGACCCCGGCGTAGACGGTAAAGACGGCGCACCGGGCGAACGCGGCGAGAAAGGCGACCCCGGCGTAGACGGTAAAGACGGTGCGTCCGGTAAAGACGGTGCGCCGGGCGAACGCGGCGAGAAAGGCGACCCCGGCGTAGATGGTAAAGACGGCGCGCCGGGGCTGCACGGTAAAGACGGTGCGCCGGGCGAGAAAGGCGACCCCGGCGAACGCGGCGAAAAAGGCGACCCCGGCGTAGGGAAAGACGGCCGCGACGGACGCGACGGCGTAGACGGCACGCCGGGGCGCGACGCGCTGGACTTGGACATATTGCCGGAAGTGGACCCCGCGAAGAAATATCCGCAGGGCGTTTTCGCAGCTATCGACGGCGGGCTGTTCAAGTCATACCGGCCTACGAAGCCGCTAAAAGATTCGGCCGACTTACTAGAAGCCGGCTGGTCAGTCGTGGTTCGCGGGATAAAGTCTATCGACGCGGCGCTGTCGGAAGACGGCCGCACCGTTACGGTTAACGCGACAACCAGCGACGGCGTGAAAAACGAATACGCGTTTTCGGTTCCGACGCTTCAGTATCGCGGCGTCTTTACGGACGGTCGCGTATACTTTAAAGGCGACGCCGTAACGTGGGGCGGTTCGCTTTTTGTAGCGCAGCAAGACACGAAAGAAAAACCCGAAATGTCTAACGACTGGCGGCTAGCGGTGAAGCGCGGCCGCGATGGAAAAGACGGGGGCAAAAAATGAGCGCGCTACTACCGGCCTTTGTCACGCTTGAAGAAGCCCGCGCGCATTTAGCGGTTGACCATGACGCCGACAACGCGATGATACAAAGCCAAGTAGAACAGGCTAGCGCTATCATTCTGGACTTTCTGAAACTGCCAGCCGTTCCCGCGTCTTGGGGTGAAGGCACCGGCGGCACCGGCGGCACCGGCGACGAACCGTCCGGCGTGCCGCAGCTTGTTAAAGCTTCTACACTGCTTATAGTCGGCGAACTCTACAAGAACCGCGAAGCCGGCGAAGTAAACGTATTGTCGGAAGGGGTAAAAAGCCTGCTGCGCCGGTCCCGCCATCCAGCGCTTGCGTAAACATGGACCTTATAGCGCTTCGGAGTTTTTCGGACTCAGCGGGAAGCTACACGATTGGCGAAGCCTTTACGGTTCCCACGCATACGCACGCCCGAAGGCTTATTGCGGAAGGTTTCGCTAAGCAGATAAGTAATAGCGCCGGGGTGCCGTCGGCCCCAGCGGCTAGGTATCAGCCAGCCGTAGCGCTTCGCGGTGAAACTATACGACTGCGCGGCGCTAGCGGCTTGGGCGACGCGATATACCTTCGCGTAGTCGCTGACTTCTTAGCGTCACAGGGTAAGCGCGTCGAAGTTCTGTCGGACTATAACGGCGTCTTTTACGGGCTTCCGGTAACCGTGTCTAAGTTTATAAAGTCGCGCGCGTCGCTTGTAGCGCACTACAGCGGCGGGAAAAACCGCGCGGGGACAACGCAGTTTCAGGACATGCTAATAGCCGCCAATATCTACGACGACGTCCCGTTTACTACGCGGTGGTCGGTGCTTAACCAGCCGCTTATCGACCGCGTAGAGAAAGCCGCAGCCGGGCGGCGAATCGTCTTAGTCCACGGCGGGCGTATACCCATGGGGCGCGACCACGCTTACATGAGCATGTCGCTACTGCCAGCGCGTGAAGCCTTTATAACCGCGCTGGAATGCGCACGCGATACGTTTACCGTTCGCATAGGCCGCGACGACGAACTGTATAAGCTGCCGTCGGACATGGACTTAACCGGCAAAACTAACATTACCGACTTGATGGACTTGGGCGCGGTATGTCATGGCGTTATAGCGCAGTGTTCTTTCGCGCTACCTCTCGCCGAAATATTCGGCAAAGCTTTTTTAGGTATCTGGGCTGCTGCCGGGCTTAAAGATAAAAACTACTTTGTCAGTGCTATAACGCCGCAGAAAATATGTTGTTACCTTGGCAAGTCTTCGCGCTTCGTAGTAGATAACTGGACGCCGGAAGCGGTAAAAAATGAAGCAGATTCGTTTTTTGACTTTTGAGGAAATGGCCGCGACGTTTCGCGGAAAGCGTGTCGCGCTTGTCGGCAGCGGCCCGTCTTCGCGCTTCCATAAGCCGGGGTTTATAGACGGCCATGAAGTAGTCGTGCGGGTTAACAATTTCAAGCTGTCGAAAGAAGCGGGCGTGCGGGCGGACGTTCACTATTCCTACTACGGCGGGGCTATAGACGTAACCGCCGCAGCGCTTCAGGGCGCAGGCGTCAAGCTTTGCGTGTGTAAGTGCCCGAACTCTAAGCCGCTGAACTCGCCATGGCATGAACGTAACGGACATATTCGCGGGATAGATTTTCGCTGGATTTATGAATACCGCCGCGCGTTCTGGTTCTGCGACGTGTTCGTGCCGGACGACGAACTATTTTTAAACAAATTTCGGCTTTTGCGCGGGCATGTTCCGACTACCGGTTTTTCCGCGCTGCTGGACATACTATCTTGCGGGCCGTCCGAACTATATATGACGGGATTCGACTTTTTTACGTCGGGTATTCATAACGTAGATGAAAGATGGAAGAAGGGAAACCCGCGCGACCCGATAGGGCACGACAACGCGGCGGAACTTCAGTGGGTCGCCGAAAATCACTTTAAATATCCGCTAACGTTCGACAGCGTGTTAGCGCGGCTAGTAGACGAAAGGGCTTCTAATGAAGTATGACCCGCCGAAGTTTTTTAAATACGAAGGCGTCGTATACCCGGAGTATTTGCGCAACGGAAACGCGGCGCGCTTTATTCATTTGTTCGCGGGCTACTACTGCACCGGCTACGGCGTAGACGTAGGCGCGGGCGCGTGGCCGCTGCCGGGCGCGGTGCCCGTGGAACAGGCGCAAGGCGGCAGCGCTTACGCACTGCCGCCAACGCCCGGCGGTTACGACTACGTCTTTAGTTCGCACTGCTTGGAACACTTGGACGACTACGTGCGCGCGCTTGAACACTGGCGCGACGCGCTGCGCCCCGGCGGCACGCTGTTTTTATATCTGCCGCACCCGGATATGGTCTACTGGCGTCCTGAAAACTGCCGCAAGCATAGGCACCTATTCAACCCGGCAGACGTCGAAGCGCTGCTGGTTCGGCTTGGCTTTTTTAACGTCATGGTTACCGGCCGGGATTTAGCGTGGTCGTTTTGCGCGGTCGGCTTTAAAGCGGAACAGTAATGGACCAAAAAATTAAAAGTTTTCGCGCTACGCCCGACGAAGACTTGCAACTATGCCTTGCGGACGGCGTCGCCTACCAATCGGACATGACGCACCGCGCTACCGATTACGGCGTGGATTATCTGACGAAGTGCGAAGCCTACAAAGGCAACGCGATAGCCACGGCGGTAAACGCGGCGCGCTGCGACTTGCTGGGGCTTTATGTAAAGTCGCCTTCGTGGGTTTTAGACGTGGGCTGCGCTACCGGCGAATTTATGGACGCGGCCGAAGCGCGCGGCTACCGGGTGCGCGGCTTTGACGTGATACCGGAAGTTAGCGCCCGACTTCGCCGGGCCGATAAATTCGGCTTCGACCCGGAAGGCTACGCGGCTTTAACGTTTTGGGACTCGCTAGAACACGACCCAGAACCGGCGCGCTTTATTTCGCGCGTTTCCGTGGGCGCGCATGTCTTCGTGTCGCTGCCAATTTTTACCGACTTGCGCGCCATTCGGCAGTCGAAGCACTACCGCCCCGGCGAACATTTATACTACTGGACGGCGGACGGTTTAATTAAGTGGTTTTCGCACTACGGGTATAAACTGCGCCAGCGGTCGGACCATGAAGCCAAAGCCGGCCGCGACGCTATCGGGGCTTTTGTATTTCTACGCGACGAACGGGGCGAAACATGAACGCAGGCGACTTTCGGCACCGCATAACGATACAAGACCGTATCGTAACGAAAGACGACGAAGGCGGCGAAATCGTTACCTTTATGGACTGGGCGATAGACGTTCCCGCCGCTATCGCGCCGCTAAGCGGGCGCGAATTCGTTTCGGCTAATACCGAACTGGGGCAAGTGTCCGCGCGGCTGGCTATCCGCTGGCGTCCGGGCGTCCGCCCGACAATGCGCGCCATTCATAACGGGGCCGTCTACAATATCGCCGCCGTGTTACCGGACGCCGACACGGGGCGCAGCCATATAACGTTAGTTTGCATAGAAGGGGTTAACGATGGATAACGCAACGCGGCTAATAGCCTTGCAGCCGTTCCAGCATTCCGCCGGTATGGTGGAAACCGGCGGCGAGTTTTTCGCGTCGCCGACATTGGCGGCGGAACTTGTCGCGGGCAAAATGGCGCGCCACTACGACGACAACGTGCGGAAAGAAATCGCAAAGCGGAACACGCGCTGGGCTGACGCTGCCGTAGCTATTCTCGCCAGCGGCCCCAGCCTGACGTCGGAAGCTGTCGAAGCGGTCCGCGCGTGGGCGTGCGAGATACAGCCGCAGCGTAGAAAAGTTATCGTCATTAACTCAACCTTTAAAGTAGCGCCTTGGGCGGACGTGCTATACGGTGCAGACCGGACATGGTGGGACTACTACGCCGAAGAAGCCGCGCAGGAATTCCACGGCGAACGGTGGACCCAGTCGCCGGACGCTGCGCGTAAGCACGGGCTGCGACATATTCAGTGCGAAAGACGTATAGGGCTTAGCAGTATCGCCGGCGTAATTAACGACGGCGGGAACTCTGGCTATCAGGCTATCGGGTTGGCGGCTGACTTCGGCGCGCGCGAAATTACACTGTTAGGCTATGACATGCAGCGCACCGGTAACAAAGGGCACCATTTCGGCGAACACCCGTCGCCGCTGCGCCAGTCGTCACCGTTCAAAACGTGGCTAGGCAGTTTCAAGAAACTAGCCGAAGACTTGTCGGCGCGCGGTATTCGCGTCGTTAACGCTACGCCGACAACGGCGCTTCAGTGCTTCGAAAAGGTAGCGCTAGAAGACGCGCTGCGCGCGCCTGAAGCGGGGCCGAATGGCTAACGGCATTACGGTAAAAGTCGAAGGCTTGGCGGACATAAAAGCCGCTATGGCCGAACTCGGACCCAAGAACGCCGAAGCCATAGCGCGCGCCATGACGAACGCCGGGGCGCAGCTTGTGAAGAAAGCCGCTGTAACCGCAGCGCCGGAAGCGTCCGGGCCGCTGGTCGTGGACGGCGTCGAAGTGCAGCCGGGCAACTTGAAAAAAAACATAGTCGTAAAAAGCGTGTCGAAAAGTCGCACGCGTTTAACGTCCGAAAAAATCGTGACGGTTCGCGGAAAGAAAAAAGACGGCTTCGCGGCGCGCTATGGTCGGCTAGTTGAATACGGAACCGTCAAGCAGCCGGCGCGGTCTTTCTTGCGCCCGGCGCTGGCGAAAAATATACAGCCGGCTATCGAAGCGATGAAAACCGCCGGCGCTAAGCGTATAAAGTCCATAGCGGCGCGGCTTGTGAAGAAGGGAAAATAATATGACCGGTTTTGTGCGGCCTGAAGTTTTGATATTCGCAGCTTTAAAGGGGCTGGTTAACAACCGCGTATACCCGACGGTCTTTCCGCAAGACCCGCAGAAACCGAAATGGCCGGCTATACGCTATGTTCGCGTATCGACTGTCCCGGACCTAACGATATGCGGCAGCGGCGACGACGATACGGCCGACGTAGATTTTCAGATAGACGTCGTAGCGACCAATAACGCGGACCTTGTGGCGCTTCAGCAGGCCGTAAAAGCCGCTATGGCGGGCATTTTAGACCCGGTTCCCGTATGGACCGGGGAAGGGGTAAACTATGACTCTGAGACACGGACGCACCGCTGCACGCTAGAATATACGTTCTACCCCAGTTCGGAAGGCGGGGGCTAGACCTTCCCTTTTATGAAAGGAAACCGCAATGGCCGCAGGCAAAAAACATAAGTTTCAAGGTTCCGAAATCGCAGTGCTTACCGGCTTCGGGGTGAATTCGCCGCCGCTGGCGGTAACCGCCATTACGAACGCTAACCCGTGCGTAGTCACTATTCCCGGTAACGGTTTCGTAGCTGGCGAAGTCTTCCGGCTGCGCGATATCGTCGGTATGACGGAACTTAACGACGAACTGTTTGTGGCTGGCGCAGTGGTCGGCGACGACGTCGAACTGGTGGACGTCGATTCGACCGGCTACGGCGCTTATGTTTCCGGCGGTGAAGCTGACATTGGCATTTTGTCCAATTTCTGCGAACTCACGAATTACAACCGACAGGGCGGCACGTCCCCGGAAATTCCCGCGACCAGCCTTTGCAGCACGGCGCAAGAATTCGAAATTGGACTGCCGGACTTCGGAACTACCCAGTTCGACTATAACTTCGCGCCACGCACGGGAATTCAAGAAGCGCTGCACGCGTTCTACTTGTCCGGCGAAAAAATCGCCGTAAAGGTTACGCTGCCGAAAGCTGGCGGCGAACTTATCCAGCTTGGCTTCGTTCAGCAGGAAAGCGAAACCGCCGGCGTCGGCGGCATGTGGACCGGTTCTACTACCATTCGTAACACCGGCAACCGCGTAGACGTCGCCGCCGCGTAACCGGGAGAAAAAGCGTAATACCGCGAACGCACGCTGCCGCGTGCGTTCGCGTTTGCAATACCCTAGAAATACGACCGCAATACCACAGCCATAAAGAAAGGTAACGCCATGAATGACGCACCCGCTACGGTAGACTTGCAAACCCTTTTGCAGTCCATGAAGAAAACCGCCGGCCTTTCGCCCGTAAAGGTAACGACGAAAAGCTGGGGAACGCTGTATATCCGCCCGCCTACGGTCGCCGAAGTTGACGCGCAAACGGAAGCCGATAAAGAAGAAACGCCCGGAACCAAGCGCCAACGTTTCGCGCGCGCTGCGGCTAGGCTTATCTGCGACGCAAACGGCCGGCTTTTGTTCGACGAAAAAAACCCGGAACACTTGGCATTGCTGGACGCGCAACCGTGGGCCGAACTTGAAGCCGTCTTGGCTAAAGTGGACTTCGCCGGGGGCACGCCGGGAAAGTAGACGCGCGCCGGGAACTTCTTATGGACTTGGCGCTTGCGTTCGGTCGGCCTTTTGAAGAACTAGCCGACACGCTTTCGGAACGCGAGTTAAAGGCGTGGGCGTCATACCATAAGCGGCGGCTGCTACCCATGCAGCGGCTAGAACTTTATCTGGCGCAGTTAACCGCGTGGGTAGCCCGCAGCAGTGGGGTTACCGGTGAAATTGCCGACTTTCTGATAAAGTTCGAACCGGTAGCGCCGACAGCCGAACCGGCGGGAACAGCGGCCGCGCCGGCGGACCCGGAGATAGCGCAAGTAGCGGCCGCTTTAAAGTTCGCGCCACGATTTAAGAAAAGGGTTTAAGCCATGGCTTCGAATGCCGGACAACTTGTCGTAAGTCTTGGGCTGGACGCCGCCCAGTATGTCGCCGGGCTGACGAAGTCGGAGTATCAGGCTAAGAAATTTTCGGAAAATCTGGGGCGCAGCTTTACACGCGTAGCGGCTGGCGTTACGGCTACCGCTGCGGCTGCGCTAGGCTTGGCCGCAGCGCTTAGCCGGGGCGCTGAAAGTATCGCGGTATATCAGGACATAGCAGAAAAAATCGGCGACACCGCCGAAGCGGTATCGGGGCTACAAGCGGCGTCGGACCGCAGCGGCGTTTCGCTTGAAGCCGTAGCCGCCGGGTCCGTCAAGCTTAGCGCCACGCTGTCGAAGACCGGGGACGAAGCGAAGGGCGCAGGCGAAGCGCTGGCCGCTATCGGGCTAAGCCTTGACGCCGTAAAAGCCGCGTCGCCCGTGGAACGTCTGCAACTGGTAGCCGACGCGCTGAACGGCTACGCAGACAGCAGCGAAAAAACCGCCATTGCCGTAGCGCTGCTGGGCCGCAGCGGCGCAGAACTGCTGCCGTATCTTAACGACCTTGCCGACGCGGGCAGCAAGAACGGCCGGCTTACAAAAGAACAGATAGCCGAAGCAGATAAGCTGGTTAAATCGTTCGGCGACATGCGCGGCGAAGTCGCCAAGTTGTCGCGGCTTTTCATTTCCGACTTTACGCCGGGGCTTAACGAAGTCGTTAAGGCGGTGCGAATCGCCTACGCCGAAAGCGGAATATTAAAGGCTGCGTTTATCGGGCTGGGCGGCGCTGCCGCTAATTTGCTGGGCGTAACGGACCGCCAGAAAATACAAAAGCGCGTCGCCGAAATCGACAGCGAACTAGAAACCGCTAAGCGGCAAATAGAATCGAAGACTTTAAAGCCGTCCGGCACTGGCAAAAGCTTTTTTAGTTTCTTGGTTCCAGACGTCAAACTATCAGACGAAGCTATAGCCGCCGCGCGTCGCACGGTGGACGCGCTGGAAGCGGAAAAGGCGCGGCTAGTAGCGTCGCAGACGGAACCGCCGGCACCGGTGCTACCTAAACCGGACTTCGACCCCGGCGCAGCCGAAGCCGCCGCTAACGCGGTAAAGCGCCGGCTAGACTTGGCGAAAGCCGGGGCCGAAGCGGAAGCCGGCTTACAACGCGACTTGCAGGGGCAGCGCTTGGCGGCGCTTGACGCGTTCAACGCGCAAGGGCTTTTGTCGATTAGCGACTATTACGACCGCCGCCGGTCAATCATTGCGCAAGGCGACGCGGCCGAACTGCGCGCTATAGACGCGGCAATAGGTAACGCCAGCGAACGCCGTAAACAAGCGGCAGCAGAAAAAGACTTTACGGGCGAGACTTCGGCGATAGCGGACATTACGCGACTGCTGGGGCAGCGTCGGCAAATTCAGGCGCGTAACTCAGCCGACACAATACTGGACACGATTAAGCAGCAAGAAGAAGAAAAGAAATACAAAGACCAGATAGAACAAGTAAACGTAGAAATTCTTACGCTTACCGGTAACACGCTGGCGGCTGCTGAAGCGCGGCAAAAGCTGGCGAACGAAGGGCTACGCAAGCAGGCGACAGCTAGCGGCGATACGGCGACCATTGCGAAGCTTAACGAACTGGACCGCCTGACAATCGCGCAAGCCGGCTTTAGTAGTGAACTGGAAAAGCAGGGACAGCTAACGGCGCGTCTAGCGCTTGAAGAAGAAAGAATACAGAACTCGCAGCGCGTCGGCGCTATAAGCGAACTAGAAGCGCTTAACCAGTTGGGGGCCGCGCGTAAACGCACGCTTGCCGACTACGACGCAATCGTGCAGCGCTTGGAAGCCATAGCGAAGGCGTCGCAGAACCCGGCGCTACTGCTTCAGGCCGAACAGGCGCGCGCCGCGCTGGAACGGCTGCGCGGCGAAACGGACCTACTCGCACAAAAGTTCGACACGATTTTTAAGGACTCATTTAGCAGCGCGTTTTCCGACTTCGTTAGCGGCACCAAGACGGCAAAAGAAGCTTTTAACGACTTCGCTTCTAGCGTTACGCGCGCCGTTACGGACCTGATAGCGCAAGACCTGTCGAAGCAGTTATTTAAAAGCTTGTTCGGCGAATCGGGCAGCGGCGGCGCTAGCGGGCTGGGGTCCATATTTTCCGGGCTGTTCGGCGGTGGTAACACCGGCGGCAGCGGCGGCGGGCTACTCGGTAGCTTAATGGGGCTGCTAGGCGGTGGAAGCGGCGGCGCTGGCTGGACCGGTGCCGGGGACATGGACTTACCGTCTTTCGCCGTGGGCACGCCTTACGTGCCGCACGATATGTTAGCTTTTGTCCACAAAGGCGAACGCATAACGCCGGCGAGTGAAAACAGCCGCAACGGCGGCGGCGGGAACGTTATACACATGAACATAACCACGCCGGACGCCGGCAGCTTCCGCGCGTCACGCGGCCAGCTTACCGCCGAAATTGCCGCGACACTTCAGGCCGCGCGAAGGAACCTATAATGGCTTTTTTAGAGATTCGTTTTCCACTAGACATTTCATACGGCGCGACCGGCGGGCCGGGCTATAAAACCGACGTCGTAGCGCTGGGGTCCGGTTTCGAATCGCGGAACCAGAACTGGCTAGCCGCGCGCGGTTCTTGGGACGTGGCGAAGGCGTGTAAAAACGCGACCATGCGTCGCGCGCTGCTGGCGTTCTTTCGCGTAGCAAAAGGCCGCGCGCACGGCTTCCGCTTCCGCGACTGGTCCGACTACAAAGTGGTAGACGAAGAAGGCGTGCTGGTCGCCACGGCTACGCCCGACGTCTATCAGCTTGTTAAGCGCTACCAGAACACCGCCGGGCAAGAAGACCGCACCATATACAAACCGGTAACGGCGGCTATCTACGAAGGCGTTACGCTGCTGGTAGCGGGTGTCGATTACACGCTGGACGCTACGACCGGACTTGTAACCGTCGCGGCGAACTCGCCGCCTATCGTGCCGACTTCGTGGCTAGGTGAATTCGATATACCGGTGCGCTTTGATACCGATAAGCTGGACCTAACCGTGGAAGGGAATAAAGAGTTTTTCCGCGCGTCGTCTATTCAAGTCGTGGAGTTGCGGCAAGCATGAAAAACATAACGGCCGGCTACGAAACTGCGCTAGCTGGCGAAGTTACGCAGATTGCTACATGTTGGCGCTGCGAGCGCCGCGACGGTCAAGTGTTCGGATTCACGGACCACGATAACCCGCTAGTTTTCGACGGCTTGGAATACGAAGCGTCAAGCGGTTACACGGCCACAGCGGTAAAAGACAGCGATACGCTAGCCGTGGACAATCTGGACGTCGAAGGTGTGTTTAAGTCGGACCGCATTACCGACGACGACTTGCTGGCCGGGCTTTGGGATTACGCCGAAGTCCGTATATTCGAAGTCGTATGGTCCGACTTGTCGCTGGGCGCTTTAAAGGTTCGCAAAGGCCGCATGGGTAATGTAACCATGGGCAAGCTGTCGTTTAACGCTGAACTGCGCGGCCTTATGCAGAACCTACAGCAAGAAGTCGGCCGGTTGTATGGCGTGGCGTGCGACGCGGACTTAGGGGATTCGCGCTGCGGTGTTGACTTGGACGCGCTTATGGTTACCGGGTCCGTAGTCTACAGAAACGACAACCGCGTATTGTTCGACACGTCGCGCACCGAAGCCGACGGCTACTTCGACTATGGCTTGTTGACATGGACCAGCGGAAACAACGCCGGGCTGTCGATGGAAGTAAAGCGCTACATACAGGTAAACGGGCTTATAGAATTGGCGCTGCCAATGTTCTACGACGTTTTCAGCACAGATACTTTTGAACTTCGCCCCGGCTGCAATAAAGCCTTTTCGACGTGTATAGCTAAATTCGACAACGCCGACAGCTTCCGGGGCTTTCCGCATATACCGGGACCGTCCAAGATGATATCGGGCGGCTAACGTGCCGACACGCGAAGACATAGTAAAAGAAGCCCGGTCGTGGATAGGCACGCCGTTTACGCACCAAGGGCGCGCGCGCGGCGTCGGTGTCGATTGCGCGGGCGTCGTGGAAATGGTGCCGAAGGCGCTAAAAATGCCCGGCTATATCGGCGCAGTAATCGAACCTTATATGGCGCAACCGGACCCGCGAGTAATGCAGGCGCGGTTAAAACAATACCTTGACGCTATAAGCTTTAACGACGTGCTGCCGGGCGACGTATTGCTGTTCCGGCTGGACTTGGACGGGCAGCACTTGGGCGTCGTTACCACGCTGGAACCGCTTATTATGGTCCACGCTTTTGGCCGGGCTAAGATAATGCGGTGCGTAGAACAGCGCGTGGCCGGGTTCTGGCGGACGCGTCTTGTAGGCTGTTTCCGATACAGGGGGTTAGACTAATGGCGCAACTTGCGCTAGGCGCAGCGGGTGCCGTCGCCGGCTTTGCCATTGGGGGGCCGACAGGCGCGAAAATCGGGTGGATGGTCGGAAGCGCCATAGGTGGTTCGCTTACAAAAAGCAAACTACCCACGGTATACGGCCCGCGCCTGAATGACTTAACCATACAGTCTTCGGCTTACGGTAACGCGATACCTATTCCCTTCGGGCGCGTGAGACTGGCGGGGAACCTGATATGGTCCGGCGGTCGCGTCGAACATACGCGCGTTTCTACGCAGCGCCAAGGCGGTAAGGGCGGCGGCGGAACGAAGCAAACGACCGTAGAGTATTACTACACCTGTTCTTTCGCCATTGCGCTATGCGAAGGCGCTATAGTCGGCGTGCGGCGTATCTGGGCGAACGGCGCGCTTATCTACAATATCGACCCCGAAGCGAACGGTGGAACGATACTAGGCACCGGGCTACCGCTTACGGTTTACACCGGCAGCGAAACGCAAGACCCGGACCCGGTCATAGAATCGTTCTTGGGCGTCGGCAATGTGCCGGCGTATCGCGGCACCGCTTACGCTGTTTTTAACGACTTGCTGCTAGAACAGCGCTGGGGGCAAAGCATCCCTAATTTCGAATTCGAAGTTGTATGCGCGGGAACCCTGATAGGCTTACGCGGCGCGCCTATCTATACGCTACCGCAGTCCGGTTATCTGGAATTTCTATAATGCCTATACAGTCGGTAATGCTTGGCTTTCCGTTTCAAGCACAAGTCGCGGCGCGCTTACCCGGCGGCGCTACGGATACAAGCTATAACGGGCCGCTTACTATCCGGCTGCTGGACCCCGGCTACGGGGCCGCGCTTAACGGCGTGCTTACGCAGACTGCCGTAGCGGGCGTCGCAACGTTTCCCGGCTTGCAGCTTAACAAAGTCGGCGCTAACTTCCGGCTAGCAGGGGTCGCGCCGGGCTACCTTGAAGTAGAGAGCAACCCGTTTTCCGTCGTGGTCCCCGGTGGTCCGCCGGCCGGCTTTCTGTATCTGCCGATACCCGCCGACGCGCTTAACGGTTTAAACATTCGGTCGCGTTTCGTTACCGCGTTCGGTAACTCGCCGACGGACGGAAACTACCCGACAGGGCTTCGGCTGTGGGTCGAAGTGCTAGAAGGCGTTACCGTCGCGTCCGCAGGTTCTACCGGTAACTTTGACCCCGCGAAAGCGCCAGCGCCGTTTCGCTTTGACCAGTTCGCCGCCGGCTGGGCGACTAACCATACGATAGTCCTACAGAATCGCGGCTACATATTCGGCGCAGCCGGACGCGGCGGCATGAGTTCGACGATACCCGTTAACTTCCCGGCGCGCGCAATCGGTGAAGACGGCGGCGACGCGATAAGCTTAGACGGCCTAAACGTTATTATCATTAACGAAGAAGGCTACATATTCGGCGGCGGCGGTGGCGGTGGCGCAGGCGGTGCCGCGCGCGCGGCCGGCACGGCGTCGTATCCGGGGCCGTCGGACCCGAACCAGACGACCATAGACGTAAACGTAGCCGGCGGCGGTGGTGGCGCTGGTGCCGGTTCAGGCAACGCGGCCGGCGGTATCACGGGCAGCGCTAACCGCGCCGGGTCGCCCAGTATTGGCAGCGCCACGGGGGCGCTGTCGTTCCCGGCGGGAACCGCTGGAACTGCCCCCGTATGCACGCCTAACATACCGGCAAATAGCGCCGGGTCCAAAAGCTGCACGTATAACTTTACGCTATACGCCAGCGGGTCCATGTCGGTAGCCCGGTCCGTAGCCGGCGACCTATACGGCGAAGTCGGCGGTTACACCGGCATAACGGGAACGCCGGGCGACGGTGCCGACGGGTCCGTGGCGACCGGGTCGGGCACTGCTGGACCGGGAAGCCTTTTCGTGGGGTCTACCTTCACCGTTAACGGTTCGGCTTCGGCCGGTAAGGGCGGACGCGGCGGCGACTGGGCGGAAAACGGCGAACCGGGCGAAACTGGCGTGGCTAGTGGTTCCGGTGCGACCGTATCGGCGACGTATGCAGGCGGCACCGCCGGAAAGGCTATCGCGCTGGCTGGCGGCGCTGCGACAGTCATTAGCGGCGACAGCGCGGAACGGTTAAAAGGGATAATTGCGTAATGCCTTCGTATCTTTTCAAAGCGGACGGGGATTCGGTAGCGCTGCCGGTAACGGCACAGGGGGAAGCGTGGTCGTGGCTGGAACTGGGCGTGGCCGGGCCGTCGTTCTACCTGTGGCTAATAAACCTTTTTTCGCGCGCGCCGGTCTTGCAGCTTTCCACGGTTGACGACTTCCCGCGCGCAGCGAACGGCGTTCGCCCTGTCTGCGTGGACGTGTCGGGTAACGTCATGGCGCAGGAATTGGACGGAAGCGACGCCTACACCGGGCGCATTTACAACGTAAGCCGCACCGGCGTTATACGCTACACGGACCAGACGGCCGGCGGTGTAGACGAATTCCGCGAAGCCGCCTTCGACAGCAGCGGCCGGTTATGGGGCGAAGTGCTGGCCGGCGACCCGCGCTTTAAAGTCGCGTCTTCGTTCAACTACGCGGCGCATACGCGGACCGACGCATGGTCCGGCAGCATTGGCGCGGGCGCTGCCCGGCTTATGGTTAACGCCGGGCGTATCGCGGGCCGCGTCTACGCCACGCAGGGCGACCCCGGACAGGTGCAGCAGTTCGGTTACTTCGACGCGGCGGGCACTTGGGTATCGCTGGAAACGTTCAGCGGCGCGGGCGGTGGTATCGGCTGCGTGGGCTTGGACGACTGCGTATACGTCGGCAAAGCCGTAGCGGGCGAACTCGACAAGCTGGCGAAGTATGACGCCGACGGCGTGCTGGTCGGTGAAATCGTGCTGACAGACGCGGACCCGAACGACACGCGCTTGTCGGCCATGGTCTACGACGGCGCGGGCCGGCTGTGGATACAAGGCGTAGTCGGCACCGGCGCGTCGAACGCATGGTGCGTTAACGCCGGCGCGTTCACGGTGGAAATATCCGGCACGGTTGACGACGCGACAATGGTTCCGGGCGCGGTGTTCAATAGCCAGTCCGCCGTCGCGCTTATGGAAACGCCGGCGACTGGCCGAAACATAATCGGCATATTTCAGTTTAACCCGCGCATTGATGCGCAAGCGGTGGACTTGGGCAACGACGTTATAAAGCCGCTGTCGCTGCTGTCCGGCTTGACTGAAGCGGAAATAAACGTAACCAGTCTGGTAGGCACGCAGGTTATCGGCTATGTAGTCGCTTCCCGGTCGGCCGTGCGCGAAATGATAGAACCGCTTATGACGGTTTTTTTATTCGACGCTGTCGAATCTGACGACACGGTTAAATATGTCCTACGCGGCGGCAGCGCCGTAGCATCAATCGCCGAAAACGACTTAGGCGCGCAAGCGGACACGACGTCGCCGGAAAATGAATTTATAACCACGGACCGACAGCAAGAAATGGAACTGCCGGTGGAAGTTAATCTGGCGTATATGTCGTCGCACAGCGACTACGAAGCTTCGCAGCAGCCAAGCCGGCGACTTATCACGCTGGCGAAGCAGTCGCTTACGCTTTCTATCCCGGTGGTGTTGACCGACGACCAAGCGCGACAAGCTGCCGACGCTATCATGTTCGGGCTGTGGACCCAGCGCGTAAGCGAACGCTTTTCGACTTCGCGCAAGTTCGAACGCTACGAACCTACAGACGTAATAAACGTTACGGCGAACGGCCGAACGCGGCTAGTCCGCCTAATGGGGAAAAACTTCGGCGCTAACGGCGTGCTTGACTGGGAAGCCGTCGTAGAAGAACCGTCGGTATATACGCAGTTTTCTATCGGCATACCCGCGCCGAATCCTAATAGCGAAGTCCCGCCGCCGTCGCCGTCTATCGCGGTGCTACTCGACATTCCCATGTTGCGCGCCGACGACAACGACCCCGGCTTTTACTTTAGCGCCTACGGTGTAGCGCCTGAAAACTGGCAAGGCGTCAACCTTTCGCAAAGTAAAGACGGCGGCGCGGCGTATAGCCAGCTTGCAAACGCCAGTTTGTCGGACCCGTCGATAGTAGGCGCGGCACTTACTGCGCTGGGGCCGCAGCCGGCGCTTTTCGAAATGCTTTCGACGGGCAACCCTAACGCTATCGAATACTCGGAACTGTTCGACGAAATAAATACCGTCGATATACAAATGGCTAGCGGTGAACTGTCCAGCGCGACCCGGCAGCAAGTGCTTAACGGCGCAAACGTCGCCGCGCTTGCCGGTGAAGTGTTCCAGTTCAGGACCGCCACGCTTTTGTCGCCGGGGCTTTATCGCTTGTCCGGGCTGCTGCGCGGCCGGCTGGGCACTGAACGCGACACGGTCGGCCACGAACCCGGCGACCTGTTCGTGCTGCTGAATGAAGACGGTATACGCACCGTGCAGCAGACCTTCGGCGAACTGAACGCGGAATATCTGTATAAGCCCGTCACTTTAAATTCTACGATTCAACAAACGCCGGCGCAGACCTTCACGAATACCGGGCGGCGGCGTAAGCCGCTAGCCCCGTGGGGATTCGCCGGCGGGCGCGACGTGTCGGGTAACCTGCTACTTAAATGGAAGCCGCGAACCCGCTTCGCGGTTAACTTCGGGGTAGGCGTCCAAGAACCTTCCGGCGAAACCTTGGAACGTTACGCGCTGTATATTCCGTCGTTTAGCGAAGCCGTGCGCGTAATAACCACGGACACGCCCGAAGCCGTCTACACGGCGGCGCAGCAAGTGGCGGATTATGGTAGCCTTCAGGCGTTTATTGAAGCCGAAGTATGCCAAGTTTCGCCCGAATTCGGGCTAGGCTACCTTACGCCGGGAGTGTTTTAAAATGCGTCAAGTTTCCGCGCAACTGCGAAACCCAGTCTTAGACATAAACGAAAACTTTTCGGCCGTAGCGCCGGCGGCGCTTTTTGCCGTCAATCTGGCGGGGTGTATCGGGCTTACATTTGCCTACTACGGCGGCGTAATGCTGGACAACGGCACCGGCGGAACCGGCTATACGCTGATTCCCGACGGGTCCGTGGAACTGCCGGCAAACGAACCCAGCATATACGTAGAAGCGGACGCGGTTACCGCTTCGGTATCGGTTAACGTTCTGGGCTTTACCCCCGGACTGGTGCCGCTTTATCTGCTGTCCACAAGCGGCACCGCAGTTACGGCGCTGTCAGACTATAGAATTATGTTCTCGGCGTTCGCCGGTGTAAGCGGTGGCGGCGTTTCTAACCTCTACCAGCTTAACGACGTAGACGTAGCCAGCGGCTTAACGACCGGCGATATATTGACGTGGGACGGCGTGGCCGGGCTGTGGGTTAACGCGCCGGCTAGCGGCGTTCCGAACCTTTACCAGCTTACCGACGTAGACGTAGCCAGCGGCTTAACCGACGGCGACGTGTTGACATGGGACGCCGGGGCCGGGCTATGGGTTAATAAGCCGGCTAGCGGCGTTACGAACCCTTTAACCGCTAACCTCGACATGGGCGGTTACGCTATCGGCGTTTTTGACGGTTCGTATTACTCGCAATTCTTCGGCTCTGTAAACGCGTTATCGCTTGCCGCTGTAATGGACGTTACTTCGTATAGCGCGTCGAACGGCGTCACGACAGAAGGCCAATGGAATTCGCAAGACGACATCGGGACCATTTCTAATTCAGTAACCGGCGCTTGGGGAAGCGCAACCCATATTCTTAGCGCCGGAATTTCTAGCAACTACGCGCAAACGTCGGTAACGGATGGAACATACAGCGCGTCGATTGACGTTAGCGCAGAAGACACATCAACGGCCGCAGCAGTGGCACTCGGCGTTTCTGACGCTTTTCTGGGCGCAACTGTTGACCTTGACTTACTTTCAGACCAGTTTGGCTCAGGGCCGAAGTTTATAGCTAATGTCTCAGTGGCAGGCGCAACGT